TTTTATTTTGCCGCATTACTTCTGGGAGCATTGATTCGTTGATCATGCTATCAAAGGTTGATGGTATATCATTAGACTTTGAAGCAATCTCAGCTTTTAATATTGGATTGTCAGATGTGAGCTGAACAACCTGATCCGGCTTCACGCCTGTGCGTGAGTAAATATTCATCAACTTTGATGCTGTAAATTGCGCTCCTTTAACACCACCAACCACAATAGCCGCGTCTGTAAAGTCTTGCATTGTAGGCATCTCGCCTTCAATGGTTCGACCAAGAACGGCCATTGCCGCGATTTCCGCAGATGTGCCAGCAAGGTCAGATATAACTGGCCCCGCCATTTGGGTTACATTTTTTGTAACCACGCCTGTTCCAGTAGCGCCAGCGCCTACAACAAATGCTTTGCTACCAGCGATTGCTGTTGCAGAGAAACGGCCCCAGTAGTCATCCCAGTTTTTAATGTTACCTTTTTGCAGATTTTGAATGTATGCAGTCCTGATGATTTCAGGAACGGCAAAAGCGCCCCCGCCAGCACCAAGCATTTGCCCAGTAGGGCCCGCAACTTCAGCGCCTAATTCAGAGCCATACCAAGCACCAGCGACCATAGCCGGAAAGTCACCGACTGCTTGACCAAGAGAGAAAGCAATGCGGCTTGCGGTTGGGTCATCTGGCGATACTTGTCTATCTGGCAATGCATTTCTAGTCATAAGACCAGTAACAGACATGCCGAAGCCAGCATCGAGCGCATCTAGGATTGTTAGTGGCTGCTTACCAGAATTTTCAATCGTCTTTTTAAGCTGCTCTGTAAATTGGTCAAGCTGCGGCACTGGCGCGGCTATACCTTCTGTAGGAGCATAATTCTCATACCATGGCTTTTCAGCTTCTACGGCTTCAGTTGCAGGAGCATATTGATCATACCACTCAGCCATTATGGTTTAGTCCTTACAGTCTTAGTAGGATCGTCTTTAGCGATGAACTTAATTTTCTGACCAGATGGTAGTTTTGCAATCTCATCTTGTGTAAGACTTGGTATTTCAGCGGCCTTGCCAGAATTACGCATCATTTCTGCCGCCTGACTTTTAATAATTTCGGACAGTGATCGTTTGTAAGTGCCGACCATTGGCCACAAAGAAGTATTCTGAGTTGGGTCAAGCAGCTGATTAGGTGTCAAGCCCTTTGCAATTCCTTCTTTATATTTTTTGTCAAACTGATATGTAAATGCAAGAAATTGGTCTTGAGCAAGTGGGTCTTCAACGCCAAACTCATTTTTACCAATGATTACATTCTTTGCACTATTGATAAATTGAGTAATCTGCTTGGTTTCAAGTTTATCCGGGTTATCAATCAGTGTTCTTAATGTGTTGATTTCTGATATACCAATCTTTGCGGAGCGAACGTATGGTTCTAGCTGGTCGGTTGATGTAATTTTACCGGACTGAATATCAGTTGTTATCTCCAGATACGCAGTTGCATCTGGTTTGGTATCTTTCTTATTGATATTATTTAACAAAATACGGAATGTTTCCTTACTTCCTTCACCAAAAGTCGGGAGATTTGCTGATTGAATATCAGCAATGGTCAGTGGATTTGATAGGTCTCCGGCTTCCATGTTTGTAAGCCTAGTAAATAGATCATTGCGTGTCACATTATACGCAGCTTTTTTCTTTGCCTCTTCGGCATCATAAAGGCGCTTATTATCTGCCTCAGCAAACGTATTCAATTCCCTAACTGTTTTAATGGCAGACACAAATTGGTCAGGCTGCATTGACCCTAATACTGAATCAAGTGTTTTATTGCCAGTAGACTTGCCAGTTTTATAGTCATTGAGAGTTTTAAGATACGATTCTCTATCCTCGTCAGTGGCAAAAGATAAGGCAATGTTTGTTACATAATCCTTGCGCGCATCTACAAGAACTTTTTGAAAGTTTTGCAATGCCTGTTCTCTAATCGGCCTAGATATTTTAGAGCCAAGCTGGTCCACCTTTGCATACTCTAATGCAATCAGCTCATTTACAGATGTTATCTTCCCAGATGTAGGGTCGTATCTGTCACCAGCCGCAAGTATAGCCGATATTGATTGAGTTCTTGCATCAATTTCTTTTGCTGTAGCTACTTGTGCTTCCTTAATGGAATTGGAGGCAAGCCTCTTTGTTGCGGAAAGATAGTGAGTATTAGCCTTGTAAGCTAACTCAGCTTTAATCTTTTGCGACTCAACTGGATCAATTTGTTGAACTGCCCCTGAAAAACCATCAATCATGGCGTTCATGCTTTTCAAGCCAGCATCAGGAGACAACTGGCCTAATTCAATTTGATTGGCAATCTTTGTAAGCTCGGCATGGCTTGCATAATACATATTTGTGCGGACAACTTCTTGCTGCGCCTTCATTGCTGCGCGGCCAAATACAGTTGTAGCATCCGTTGTGGTTTCAAGTGGGGTTCCAGACTTATACGCCTCGACTAATTGCTCGGCTGATGGAGCGGTTTCTGCCCCGTATTTTTGCCCTTCAATGACAGCTTGCTGCTCTGCCTCTTGCAAATAGAACGATGTCATCCGATTCATTTGGGTCGACAATTGGTCAAATGGCGCAGACACGTCGCGGAACTGGCCCTGCGGTGTTCCTACCGCAATGTCGCTAGATGTATATCGTGGCATAATGGCCATTATCTAACCCCTTAACCGTAGTAAGCGCCGCGCTTGATGATTGACGCACCATTTGAACTAGACAGATTTAACGAAGAAGAACCAAGCCCCGGCGGTCCACCAATCTGTCCAATCTGAGCGCCAGTGGACAGCAATGTGCCGAACGCTTTGATGTATCCGGCTTGAGCCGCAGCATCACCCTGACGACGCATTTCAGACGCATTGATCTGGCCACCGAGCAAAGCAAGCTGGGCATTGTCCTCGGTCATGATCTTTTCTTCTACGCCCTTACCAAACGCATATTGAGTCAATGCAAGAGCCGATCCACCAAACGGATCAACGCTACCAGCGGCAGCACGGGCGCGGATTGTGGCGGCTGTAGCCAGTGTCTTTTCAAGAACGGCAATGCCTTGCTGCTTATACTTTAACGCGTCTGACTTGGCCTGCAACTCTGCTTGCCGAGCCTGTGCGTATGCTGTCTGCCTTTGTGATTCACCAGCGGCGATAGCACCAACGGCACTAACGGCAGAAGATGCAGCGGCCATAAGGATTGGAACACTAAACCCCATTGTCTTACCCCGTTGGAACGCTTACGCGATAATCTAAAAACAGAAGTGTCATCTTGAGCGGTGATGTCTGTGTGACGGTTACAGACCCCTCATAGTCGTATCCAAGCAACGGACCAACACGCTTCAAGCCAGTGAACGCAGCTACCGGAGCATCCAAGATTGGGGTGTCAAAGTTTCTGAACGCGATCTCTATACCACCGATTGATGCGCTCTGCGTCTCATAGAACTCTGCCGCAACCTCAATGATGCGCTTCTTGTAGCCACGAAGGTTGCCAGATTGCAGGCGTGGCTCAATCGGCATGGTCTTGATCTGAACTGTGTAATCAGTGCCGACTACATAGGATGTTGTAGATGAGCGGTCGAATGTCACAAGGCCGCTAGAGTTTGCCGTCTCGTCGGACAATACAACACCGTCTGCGATCACCTTGACCGTCTTGGCAGCCAGATTAGATGCGGTCACATTCGCGGCAGCGCCACCAGTAACAGCATTATCTAATGTAATGTCGCGGTTGAATTGCTCGACATGATACTTGGTTGTGCCGTTAACCGTGCGCTGCACAACTGTGTAGATCGTGTCCACATCGACGGCTACTGCCTTAAATAGGCCATCGGTCGTAAACCGTGATGGGGCAACAATGTCTTGCGACCGCAATACAGAATAGGCCGTGAATGACCCGTCTGTGTTAACAAGCATTAATAGGTCAGCTTCGTCAGTATCTGTCGCTCTACGCAAAGCTAAATCTATTGGCGAGTTAATTAGATGACCAGACAGAACCGAGATGTTGTTCGATACATACGTTGCCTGAGCATCCGTATAAATGAACTCTTTTACGGTCTTGCCGCCGCGCTGCACATAAAGCGTTCCAGCTTCTAACCCGACTGGAGAAACGCCAGCAAGAATACCGTTACGGGTGGCAACGCGGACAATAAAGTTTGTTGGCGTAAGAGGATCGCCTAGTCCTTGCGGGACGTAGAACTCTGCACCAGTGGTAAAGATTTGCAGATCGCGGCCAGAATAGATGTCTACAACCGCGTTGAATTGGTTAACGTCCAGAGTTGCCTCTAGCGCGTCATCATCCAAACTTGTGCCTTTATCGAAGTTAAATACGTCTCCGACGCGGCTACCCCAGATGGTAGATGGGCGATATTTTGAACCACCGAAGAACAAGCGCCCTTCATGGAATGTAACGCTTTTCGGCCAACCACGAACAGATGACCACACGTCCTCATAAAAACACTCAGCATCATGATTGCCGCTTGTAACGGGGTCGGTGCTGGCAAATGGGATTTCTACATAGACCTGAACTTGTGTGTCGCTGATGTATTTAATGATTCGTGCGCGGCCATAAGGCGTAGCATTGATGTATTGGTTCACACTTTCAGGGGCGTATGGAGCGACTTTATAGCTATCACCAGTTAGCGGAGCAGTATCCCAAGCGGGGAATGTTGTCGCTACCTTTGTCGTGCCATTATAGGCCGTAATCTTTCTGGCTTTTCCGGCTTGTGTGCCAGTTGTCATAACAACGCACATGCCTTTGAAAATATCATTTGTGCCACTGGCAGAAGCCTTCAACGTCACGCTCGTCGTTGTTGCTGCCTGTAAGTTACCAGTATCCGATGTATAGGAAGACGCAGTGATTGTTGTTACGCCAGTTGTTGCCGCCGGAGTAATGGTCGAAACAGGGTTCAAAAGAAGATTGTCGTAATTATACTGTGGTATGTAGTCGAACGTAATTGCACTAAGCGTCCACGAAGCATCTGTTCCGCCACGGACCAGCTTTAATGGTGCAATGTCTTCATGCACAAAGATCATTGTGTCTGCCGACTGAGCATATTTTAGATTAGGCAGAATGGCTGATGTCAGAGTTGATGCGGCTAGATATGGATTGCCTGAACCGTTGATGTTCGTGACAATCACGCCGTTCTTGAAGATATAAATGCGCTGGTCAACGACTGCAAACATATAAGAGTCGGCAGTCGAGAACTCGAACGGAATTAGCGCCACACCATTGGCTGCTGATGCCGGAAGATCATAGATAAACTTAAGACCCGGACGACGACGAGCGCCGCCCTGCGGGATGATGACAACATTCTCTGCCGTTTTCAGAGCAGAATAATACTGATTAAGATCAATACGACCGCGCAGAAGCGGGTCAACCTCGCCAACTGTAAAGTTAGTTTGGATATTGACAATCTTAGTCATCAATACCTCACGGCGACGAGAGAGAAGTCCTCAATAGACTGGTTGGGTTGGTTCTGTGAGTCAATCATCGTAGCCTGCCGGAAGAAACCACCACGGCCATTCTCGCCCGGGCTACCGACAGCCATTCCCTGCCAATACTGGGATTTGGTAAGCTGATCTGTCACTGGTTCGGCAAAGTGCCAGCAAAGGAAGTATTTGAGAAGCTGCACGAAATACTGAGGCAACTGATCCTCAGATACGTCATACTGGTAATCTATCCAGATATATGGGTAATTGGTCTGAATTTTGTGACCGATTTTTTCCCACTCAGCGACAGGCCGCCCACCGGAAGAAGTCGTAATGAACAATGCCCTTGCACCAGCAATCAGATCGCCCGGCATAGCATATTCATAGCGCCATTCTGTAACCGGAGTTGTTTCGAGCCGAGCAAGTTGCTGTTTCTTGATTGAGAAGGACCACGGATACAGCGACAGGAGCATGACTTTCACATCGTCGTAAAGACGGTCTGTGATCTGGGCTGCCGACGAACCATCCGAGAAAGATGTAATCACGTTCGTGCCGAGCATAATCAGGGCATCGTTACAAATTTTCAGTTTGGTATCGCCTGTAGCCATGTCAGGACTCCATTACGAAATCATATATATTCGAAATGACTTAAAGAAGAAAGCCCCGGCCCATTTCTAGGTCGAGGCTCTCAATCTCGTCAGTAGCCGAACAGATTAGTCTGTGTCGGTAGCTGAAATGGTCGTGCCGTCAGCGATGTCAACGGTCGTGCCATTGTTTGCGTTCACATACGAGATCACGAGCGATGGGGTCGTCGTGTCGTAGAGAAACAGAACGTCACCGACTTTCACGATGGACGCGACTGAATTGAAGTATGCAGCCGTGTTCATTGTAGCCTGCGTGTCGGCAGACTTGTAGCTATACAAAGACGGAGCATTTCCGGCCTTGTTAGCAGCGATGGTGTTCCAGCCAGCAGAATCAAAAGCCATAGTTTAGTCTCCTTCTCACGATTCGCGGCAGGTGATCTTGACGATGCCTTCGTCGTCAATGGCGACTGCACCAGCAGAGAACATGCTGTTCACAAGGAACGATGTCTTTTCAGGGACATAGTTGATCTCTGTGCGCTGGTTCATGCCGATGCCCATGCCAACTGCGTCACGGTGGAACGCATAGCATGTGCGGTCAAGTGAGCCATCAACCGGAAGGCCGCCTTCTGAGCGGTCACCAATCGTGACGAACTTGAAGCCGAGGAAGGTGTCGATCTCACCCGAGACGAGAGCACGGACCGAGTTAAAATCAGCCGAGGTCGTTTGGGTCTCACCGAGCAACCCTTCGAGGCCAGAAGCCGAGATGATGAAGCAACGGCCATCCATAGGCACGTTTGCAGCGTCCATCAACTTCTTGGCGCGGCGGAGTTTTGCCACGTTGAGGTTGGTGTCTGTCCCACCGATGTCATTCGAAACTGTCAGCGAGGTGCTGGAAGCTGCGAGTGCGTCGAGGATGATCTGGTCCATACGGCGGCCAATCGCGTTCGACACGACCGAAACGAGTTCGCGGCGTTCGTCGAAGTTGACCTTTTGCTGATGGAAGATGTCGCTGTATTCGGCAGCGTTCCAGTCGCCCATCGTTGCGGTGACCTGAGAATAGCTGACGTTAAGCGGTGAAACATCGGTCTGAGGAACGCGGATCGTAGCCGAGCCTTTGCCGATTTTTGGGAATTTTACTGTAGAACCTTCGACACCGTTGCGCTCACGGACGAGGCCAGCCAAAGCGCGTGACGCTTGATAGGCTTGCTTAACTTCCGCGTCGAACAGCGTGACAAAGGCATTGGAGATAAGCTGTGCCATTGTATTGCTCCGTTCGAGGTTAAGGTTTACTCACGCAACGGTTATCCTGTCGGGCCGTTCACTTGGGATTTTAAGGTTCCCCAACCTAAAAAATCCGGCCTTGCGGTTATCGGACGGGTGATAAATAAATCACCCGCCCAATTCTGTCAAATTAGCCCGGGATCGCCTGAGCAAACATCTTCTCGACCTTCCGAGTGAAAGCCATGTCTTTTCCGTAACGCGGATCACCGACCATTGCGTATAAGTCATCCTTCGATACGCCTTGATCTTCTGTCATACCGCTTGTCGGAATAGCCATTTCGCCTGAAGCCTGCCTGATTTTGTTCAAAGCAGACACAAAAGCGGCACTGGTGGACGCTTGCGCGACCGCGTTGAGTTCAGCTTCGTTCAGGATCGACCGACCGAGCTTACCAAGCCACTGGTTATTGGCCTTGATGATCTCGTCGGCCTTATTGCCCAGCTTCTTGAGTTCAACCTCACGATTGACTTGCATTTGCTCCATAGCGCCGGAGAAGTTGTCGAGGTAAGACTTGGCAATCTTCTCGAAAGCATCCTGAGACAGGCCAAGTTCTTTCGCAGTTGCGAGATAATTGACCAGAACCGGGTCATCATCTGGCACATTTGCTGCCTTGAACGCCTCAAGATTGTATTTACCGTCCTTCGGAGCCTTGTGCTGGCCCTGAGAGAACTTGGTTCTAAGTTCTGAGTAGGATTTTGCGAGTGCTTCTACGTCTGGGCCGTCCTCTTCAGACCAGAAATTCTCTGGCCAATAGTCTGGACGTTCCAGTTTTTCGTCTTCTTCTGGTGCTTGAGCCGCTTTTTCCTCGTCGGTAAGTTCCCGATGTGGGATTTCCGGCTCCGCTTTTACTTCAGTTACCGTTGATTCAGGAGTCAACAGGCTCTGGTTGTCGGTTTGGGCTTCGCCCTCTCCGGCCTGAGTTGTCTGTTCTTCTGTCATTAAGTCCTCGCTCGTTTGATCCGCTCTTTGATAAGCCGAACGACGCTATTCTGACCCTCCCGATGGAACCCGTGAGACGCTTCATCCCCCGGGAACCAAGTAGGTTGTTCTAAATACTTACTTTCGAGATCAGCCAATACCTTAGCGCCAGCTTCGGAAGTGAACACCAGAGCGTAAAGGGTGTCCAAATCCCTCTGTTTATTTGGTTCTGTCATGTATTTCTCACTGTAGAGCGCGCATTACCGCTTCTTGGTTTCCGGCTTGAGGCGGTCCGGCTGGCTGCTGTTGCTGTGCTGCCATTGCCTGCATCTGCCCATATTGTTGGGCAATCTCTTCGCGTTCATCCTTTGTGGTCATGATCCGACCGGGAACACCTAAACGTTCAGCCACATAGTCGATGATCTCATCCTTCTTGATGGTCATCATTGCTTCCGGTCCCATTCCGGCCACGATCTGAACAAACTGCATCACATCGTTCAGTTCTTCCATATTCTGTGCCTGAGCCAGCGGAGAGATCGGAACGATACGGACTTCCTCGCCATTGATCTTTAACGGCAAGTCGATGTCACCGCGCTGATCAAGAATGAACAGGATGCGGCTGACAATCGGGATCATGGCCTCTGTGATCAGGCGACCGAACGCTGCGCCGAGGTTCTGGGCCAATTCGTTGCGGCGCTGCACCACTTCAGTAGCCGACCGAGCAGACATATTGTCCGGCGGTAGCGTATCGTCGAGCAACATCTTCTTAATGTTCATACGCAGATCGTTGATAATGATCTGGCCGACATTGAAATCCGCTGACTTCGGTAGTGGTGTAAGGCTTGGGCCTTGCGGTCCACCGTTACGGGCTACAGGGATAATAGCACCCGGCTGAATCTTGACGTTCTGCGGGTTGATTACGCCATCATCAGCCGCTGTATATACACCGGAAACGGCCAAACTGCCGTTCTTCAAGATAAGTTCGAGCGTCTTATTGATCGTTTTGACATCCGGCATAGCCGTAATCAGTGGGCCACGGCCATAGACTTCACCGGAGACTTTCATGTAACGCGTCACAATCCACGGTGACATCTTCATTTCACGATAGACCAGCATCGACTTGGTCTTCTCATGAATAACGTAATAACAATAATAGCCGTTATCTTTATTGAAAACGGTTGCCTCAAGCAGATCGACATCATCTGTCGGCTTGCGGTCGATTTGTTGCTGCAATGCAACAGGGATATTGGCATCCGTCCATTGAAGAGAGATCGCATCGCCCTTCATCCGCATCTTGCGATAGACGTTATCGACCGTGCCATGCGGCCCCTCTTCAAGCGAAACAAGATATTGCGGAACTGCTGTGAAGCGGATCGGTGCTTTCTCGTCGCCCGGTTGAATAAGCATGACGGCTGTGCCGACCGCCAGATCAAGCAAGAACTCTGACATCGACAAGTCAAAGTTCGTTTGACGCAGCACATTGAACATACGCTCATTGTAGAAATCCAGAACGCGCTGAATCTCTGGGCGGCGGCCTTCTGGGATCGCATTGCCAGCCTGAAGGCGACACCAAGCCCGATAGGGAGGAAACAGGCTTGATTGGATACGGTTTGCAAACCGCTGAGTAGAATGGATTGCAGTCGAGTCAAAGACCTTCTGCATCTTCTTCTGACCGGGAACGCCACCTTCATAGTTCCCGTCATAAAGGTTTCTCTGCGGGAGCGCGTATTCGTAGCACTCCTGATAGATCGTGCGCCATTCGTCTTTCTTGGATGCGGCCAAGGAAGCGCGTTTGATTACGTTTTCAACACTCATCTTGGCCATGATACCCTCACTTCTTCTTGGATTTGCCAGCTTTTGACAAAGCAATAGCGACAGCCTGTTTCATTGGCTTGCCGCTTTTCATTTCTGTCTTGATATTCTGCGAGATTACCTTCTGTGACGAACCAGATTTAAGAGGCATCTTTCTTCTCCTTCATCATGGAAGCGCGCATATTGTCGATCAGGTTTGGATATGGCCGACCAGCCTTCTTTGCCATGCGTTTTGCGTGTTCTTTCTGCTCAGCCGTGAGCTTCTTGCTCTTGCCGAGAGACTTCGGACGCTCTTTATCCCAGACCTTTTTCATGATCAGCTCTTCATGTTCTTGATACGCGCACTCAAAGCAGCGGCCTTCTTCTTCGCATCAGCGGTTGAGGTGGCTCCCCAAGCCCTTAATGCAAGAAGTTTCCGAGTCGGGCGACCTTTCTCATCACGGTCTGGACCTTTAACACCAGCCATTCTAGCCAAGAAACTAGCTTTGCGACCAAGTGCCTCGCGTGATTTAGGAGCGCCTTTGACAGGAGCCTTGAGATTAGACCCTTCAGTGCGCTTAAAAAAAGCTCGACCAGCGGCATTGAGTCCACCTTTCGGGTTCTGATACTTCTTGGCGACCATTAGAGACCGCTCAGTTTAACCGGAAGACCAGTCTCTGGTGCGATGCGCTCAGGAGAAAGCAACTGGCGATAGCCACCGCGTGTCCGAGCGCGAATCGACGCTGCCATTGCTCGGCCCTGTTCGCCCTCTTGAGCGGTCAAGCGCTCTTCCTGACGCTGCTGAATTTCCATCTGACGTTGCTGGGCTGCCGAAGAGCCACCATCGCCACGATCAAAACCGAGAGCTTGTGCTATGAATCCCATGATTCAACCTCTT